TGCCGAACAAGAGCGTGTACTTGCGACATTTAGACAGCAAGCAGGCGCCCTAGACCTAAGCGAAAACGTAAGACAACGACGGGAAGCGCTAAGAGACGCAAATGCTCTCTTCATGTCGCCAGAATTTACCGGCACCGGCTCGCGTACCGCAGAAGGCTTAACTCGTAGCTTCGGCGATCTACCTAACACCCTTGCGGGTATAAACCAAGGTCTTTCTGAGCTGCGCAACCGGCTTGACAATACGACTATAGGTACAACTGTATTTACTGACGCGGCTATACGCGCAGCTGCGGCGCAACGAGAGCTTAGAGAAGCGACACAGGGGGTAGCGGCGGCCTTTGTGCAGCAGTTAAGAACAGGCGAGATTGCACCATCCCTAATAAATCTGCGGGAAGTCATATCTTCTGTACGCACTGAGCAAGGGTTGCTCAACACTGGCACAGCAGAAGGGGCGCAAGCGTTTGCCCTTGCCGAGCGCCGCGCCAGGCAGCTGGAACGACAGCTGAATGCCCTAGAAACCGCCCAGCGAAACCTCGCCGCTGCTCCAGCAAGCGGCTTTAGAGAGTTTTCTGAGTCCATAACGCAGCGGGCAGGCGCTGACGCCGCAGTGGCGAAATCCGTGGAGCGTGCGCGAGAAAAGCGCGGCACCTTAACCGCAGATCAGCAAAAAGCTGTAAACGATATGTTAGAGGCCCTAGAGCAGCTTGAATCCGTATATGATCGCATGGATGCCGACCGCCTAGAAGCGTCGGATAGACTATTTAGACTGGAACAAGAAAGAATTGAGAGTAACCACAGAGCCGAGCTTCAAGCTCGGCAGGATGCAGATGCCGAAAATCAGAGATCCTTCCAAAAAGAAGTAGAAAGAACAGACATTCTGCTGCAGCAACGCAGAGCCGCAGCATCTGCCCTTGGTTTCTTGGGCGGCGCTACGCTATCGCCTCTGTATGGAGGCATAGCCGAACTTGCTACTGCTTCCGTGCGCAGAGAGCAAGCCCTAATGGGCCGCACCGCCACGCAAACTCTTACCGATATATTCACGGCTTTCGAGAAAGGGGGACGTAGAGTTGACATAAGCAATATGAGTACAGACATAGGTGCTAGTGTAGTGCAAGGTATCATGGCCGGAGCTACGCAAAAACAAACTATCACAAACGGTGCAAATACATTAACAGCTACCTTAGTCGCTTCTATAAAAAGAGCTTTGCGCATACAAAGTCCATCCGGCGTTACGCACGACGAAGTAGGCATACCTTCTGGACAAGGAATCACTGATGGAATTGTAAAAGGCTTGCAGCAGAATAAAGCTAAAGTGCTATCCGCGTTACAGTCTGTACTAGCAGAGCTTAGAGCTGCGGCACGTTTAGGTTTATTCGATCTAACTGCTTCTGTGCAGCGTCCCAGTCTTCCTGCTAGCCTCACGACACAACAACTAACGCAACAAGAGAGACTGCAAGCGTTGCTAGCGCGAACTTCGGCTAGACCTACGCTGTATAGACGACTTACACGTTTAATGGGTAGCGAGGTGGATTATTCGGATGCCGTTAGATTGGCCGCAGAACGTAGAGCTTATGAAGGTGCGACAGAAGATATACTAGGTCCGATCCCATATTCCGAAAGTTTAGCACGTATAAGATTGCGTGGGGTCGCCCCGCTTATCGGTCCAGGCTACAGCCCTCTGCCTGGAACTGGACTTGAAGAAGAGATAAGAAAGGCGTCGTTACGCGGTGTAAGTAGCACTGGGGCTTTTGTCGGTCCCCTAGCCGGTCCGCTGATGGGTCAGATGGCCTTTCCCGCCGGATCAACTGTTAATAGGCCCTTTACAACTAACTTAGGAGCGTTTGCTGTACCTACGCCTTTGGTGAATTTAGGTCAACCCTCGACACTAGAGCGTGCAATAGTAAAAACTGCGCAGGCGTATAAAAACATACTTTCAGACATCGAAACACATATAACAGTAGTAGGCCAATCCCTTTCTAAAGTTAGTGCTAAAGACACTGCCGCTGCGCTTACGCCTGCCATTACAAAACTGCAAACTACAGCGACCGAAGCGTTTGCAAGCATCAAACGCACAGTTACAGAATCCACGACTGCCTTAGGGACTTTGCTTACACGTAATGCCACAGGTTCTGGTGGCGGATTGCCTCCGAAATCTCCACCGGGAGGGGGATTCGCACCTACTCCGCCTTCTGACTACGACAAACTGACAGAAGCCATAGCACGCTTCGGCAATGCCAATAAACGTAGTACCGCAGACTTGCGCGAGTTTGCAGGTCAGATGCGCAATTTTCAGGAGATACTAGATCCTACTGCTGCTGACTTTACGCGGGTGAATAATGTCATAGAAAGGCACGTCGGTATTGTTGACCGTGCTTTGGAGAGGCGGCAAGCTGCTAGGCGGCCTCGGCTCAGCGGTATGCAGCTTGCGCAAGGTGTCGGCGCCTCTCTCAGCGGTGGCATTTTCGGTGGCCCTGAGGGCCTTATCGGCGGCCTCGCCGGCCTCGCCCTTGGCGGTGTCGGTGGTGCGTTCGCGGGCGCCGCTGCGGGCGCACAGGTTGGAATGTTCCGCCAGCAACTGGGCACATTTACCTCCTATTCCGCCAGCATTGACAAGTTGCAGATTGCATTGCGCGGTGTTGTAAAAACGCAAGCTGAATACGAACGTGCATTATCCGCATCTGCAGCCGTTACCCGCGACCTCAACGTTCCGCAGGAGACGGCACTTCGCGGCCTAACCAGGCTCAGTGCCGCAGTTAAGGGCGCTGGCGGCGACGTAAACTACAGCGCTTTTGCTTTCCGTGCCATCAACGAAGCGATCAAAGCTACCGGCGGCGGCGCAGAACAAGCAGACGGCGCACTCCTCGCACTCACTCAAGTATTCTCCAAAGGCAAAGTAAGCGCCGAAGAACTAAATCAAATTGCGGAACGTTTACCTGGCACGTTTACACTATTCGCTAAGGCCGCCGGCAAAACTGGTCCTGAACTAACAAAAGCGCTAGAACAAGGCAAGGTAGGCTTAAACGACCTAACCAAATTCTTGCAGCTTGTCAGCACACAGTACGGCCAAACAGCCCTGAAGATTGCCAAGTCCAGTCAGGAAGCCGGCGCACGCATGACCGTGGCGGTGCAGAACATGCAGTATGAGGTGGGCCGCGCCCTACAACCGCTCGGCGCAGAGTTCCAAAGCGCTTTTGCCGTGTTTATTACGGACATTACACCTAGTCTTGTAGCTACTGCTGAAGGTTTTGTAGTGGTAGCGCGTGCCGTAGGCACTGCCACTACCGCCGTAACCCAGTTTATAGCATCTGTACAGAGCTTCTTTATATCCGAAATATCCTTGTACGCAAAAGCAACTGCCGCTTTCTGGGGCAGCATAGCCAACGACCTTAGCGCGTTGTGGGGACGTATAACTTGGTTCTTCGACGGGTTAGCGAAAATAAGCGCCGCCGCATTCAACGCTATCGGTATAGACATACAAGGACTGGTTAGCTTCATGGAACCGGCTGCCCGTGCTGTAGCTGATACATGGTCTTGGGCATTTGGCCTTATTGCAGAGCGCTGGAAAGAAACGGTGCGCAATATGGTAAACTACTCTAATCCATTTTTCACCGCGTTAAAAATTACAGGTATTGTGGATATTGGTGAAGCTACTGTAAAAGCCATTGAAGCGCGTAACGCTGCCACTGCGCCCAAGCCGCCCAAACCGCCCAGTACAAAACCTCAAGCGTTTAACGTAGAGGATCTATTCAGATTCCCAACGCCTCCACCTGCGGCGACAACTTCCGGCGGTTCCAGCAAAGCCGACTCCGCCAAACGCGACGCAGACAAAGCCGCCGCCGAGCAACAACGCCTAGCTAACAACCTACTCGACCAACAGCTTCGTGCCGCCGACATGGTGTTCCAGCATCAGATCGAGCTGGATCGTCAGCGTTACGAACTGCAGAAGCGCTTAGACGATCTCCAAACCCAGAATCGTCTTATGCGCGAAACAGGCACCGCCCGCGATATACTTAGCAACTTCGAGGACTTGCAGCGCAGCCTACGTGAAGTCGAAGAGCGCCGTGCCGAGGCGCGGCGAAAGGTCGCGCTTGCGGAACAGGCGCAACGCACAGCCGCTGCACGCGCCGCCTTTGCCGAACAAGGCGCAGCTACGCTAAGACTGAATCAACCCACTAAAGGACTCCCTGCAGGAATCACCAGTTACATCACAGGCGATCCGCGCAGTCCTTATTACAGAGCCGACCACGGCGGCACCAACTACCACGAACACATAGCGTTTGCAAGTCGTCAAGCCGCCGAAGCCGCATATAAGAAGTTAATCTCCGCAGGTATAAAGGTAACAGAGTTCCAAGGGTACGGGCGCGTGGGTCGCCACACAGAAGGTTCGGCGCATTACAGCGGTCTCGCTTTTGACGTACCGGCCGTTCAAGTCCCCGTCGGCGCCGAGCGTCAGCTAACCGCTCGCGTGCAGCGCATCTTAGGAATAGGTGCGATGCGGCCTACCGCTGCCGGGGCTGTGACACAGCAAAACCGCGCCATCACAATCGCCGGTTCCGCCACAGCGGAGCGCCTAGAAGCGCAGAAAGCCCGGAAAGAGCAGCAAAACATAGAAGCATTCGTGCCACGGGAAATAGCCGCACAGTACGAGCAATTTACACTAAAAGCCTCAGACGCGCTAGCTCAACAAAACCAAGAACTTAGCAAAAACAACGATCTACAAAAACTGCAAAACAGGCTTCGTGACGAGGGCGTGTCCCCCGAGCGCATTCAACTAGAAACCAGACTGTATGAAATCCGCCGCGAACAAACCATCGCCGAACGCACATACAAAGACCTCTCAGCTGACCCTAGGGCAGACAAGACAAAACTAACGGCGACGATGCGAGAAGTAAACGCCGCCTACGAACGCAACATACAACTACTAATCGACGCTCAGTCGGCTCAGGACAAATTCAACAATAGCGTAAGCGGCGGTATGCGCGACGGTGCGCAAGCCTACCTGCAGTCCATCGGATCCATGCGCGAAGCCACCGCGCAGCTTGTCCAAAGCGGAATAAGAGGCGTCGAAGACGCGATAATGAGCTTGCTTACTACAGGCACCGTAAACTTCCGCGAGTTTGCCGCATCTATACTAAGAGATACCGCACGCATGATCACACAGCAGCTTGTGTTGCGCAGTGTCATGCAAATGTTCAACTCCGTTCTACCTTCACCTACGCCGGCACTGGATCGCATCTCCGCAGGTCTGTCCACGTTCGCCCCGATTCCAGGCTTCGCAGCGGCCAACGGCGGCGTCTTCTCGAATGGAATCGTCCCATTTGCCGCAGGCGGTGTGGTGCAGAAGCCGACGATGTTTGCCTTCGCCAACGGCGGCGCTGGGCGCCTCGGCTTGATAGGCGAGGCCGGCCCAGAGGCAATCATGCCGCTGCGCCGTCTCCCTAACGGTAGGCTTGGTGTCGAGTCAGCAAACGCCACTGGAACGCCTATTACAGTCAACGTAAGTGTTGACGCAACAGGCAGCCAAGTGCAAGGCAATGCCGCAAAAGGCGAACAGCTGGGGCGTGCCATATCCCAAGCCGTGCAAGAAGAGCTGATAAAACAAAAACGTCCAGGTGGTCTCCTCGCTAAGTAGCACAAACTCCAATGCCACAATTTACCTGGATACCCAGTTTCGAGGCCAGCGAAACGAGTCAGCCCAAAGTGCGTAAATTCCAAGCCGGAGACGGCTACGAACAGCGCATACGCTTCGGACTGAACACCAACCCAAAATCCTGGGACTTGACGTTCAGCGAACGCACTGATGCAGAGCGCGACGCAATCGAAGCGTTTCTCGACGCACGCGGAGGCTCCGAGTCTTTCGACTGGACACCCCCCGCAGGCTCCGCAGGCAAATTCGTGTGCGAAACTTGGCAAGTGACGCTACGCGCCTGTAACTTTAACACTATACGCGCCACCTTTCGCCAAGTGTTCGAGCCTTAATCATGGCTATTCCAATCTCAGAGCTGCAAGCGGTAGCTCCTTCCGCTATACTGGAGTTCTTCCAGCTAGACTTAAACGCAGTACAGCACGGCGTTACCGAAACCTACCGCTTTCACGCTGGCACAAGCCTGAACAGCAACAGCGATCTTGTGTGGGCCGGCAACACCTACATCAGATTCCCCATCGAAGCTGACGGTTTCGAGTACAACGGCAAAGGTACGCTCCCTCGCCCGCGCATTCGCTGCAGCAATATCTTAGGCACGATTACCGCAATCCTGGTAACACTCCCCAACGGTTTAGAGGGCGCAAAGGTAACCCGCATCCGCACGCTGGCTCGCTACCTCGATGCCGTCAACTTTCCCGGCGCAGTCAATCCTTACGGCACCCCAGACCCGACAGCAGAATTTCCCCAAGAGATATACTACATAGACCGCAAATCAAACGAGACGCGAGACGTAGTTGAGTTTGAGCTAGCAAGCGCTTTCGACTTGGTAGGCGTACGCGCCCCCAGGCGACAATGCCTAAGAAACCTGTGCCCCTGGACCTATAAGGGCTCCGACTGCGGCTGGGATCCCGTCGGCGACCCTTTAAGATACACGCAGCTGCACGTACATTATAGAACACATGGATACAGTGAAGGTAGAGTCATAAACGCTTCCGGGCAGTTTGATGCCGCCTGGTATCTAGCCGCATACGCAGACGTAGCCGCTGCAGGTTACACCCTACTCACCGCCAACGAACACTATCGCACATACGGCCTTTTAGAAAATCGCGACGGCAACGCCGGAGGCATATTCGACTCCGCCTATTATCTAACCACCTATCCTGACCTAGGCGTGCTTGTGTACTTCGACGAAAATGACCAAGGTACAGTCGATCCAGCGCAAGACGTGTGCGGCAAGCGGTTGAGCAGTTGTGTCGCTAGGTTCGGGTATGATTCCATTTGGGGCATCCCGTTCGGTGCCTTCCCTGGCATTGGAACCTACTTCGCATGATCTGGCGCACAGCAGCTCTACAACACGCTAAGCAAGAAGATCCGCGTGAGTCGTGCGGATTAGTTGTTGTTGTGAAGGGGCGCGAGCGGTATTGGCCCTGCCGCAACCTGGCCGCTGACACTACCCATTTCATCCTCGACCCGATCGACTACGCCGCGGCGGAGGATGCGGGCGAGGTACTGGCAGTCGTTCATAGCCACCCCGTCACGCCTCCATCGCCGAGCCAAGCCGATCTGATGGCGATCGAAGCGGCCGGCATTCCGTGGTGGATCGTCAACCCCAAGACAGAAGCCTGGAGCACTGAGCTGCGACCTTCCGGGTATCAAGCACCGCTGATCGGCCGCACGTGGGTATGGGCAATCGCCGACTGCTGGACCTTGGCCCGCGACTGGTATGCCCAACACGAGCTGGTACTGCCCGACTGGCCGCGTCCTGTCACTCCTGAAGAGTTCGAGACCCGCCCGATGTTCGACGCCTACTGGCACGAAGCCGGCTTTCGCGAACTAAACGAAGACGAGAACTTACAATATGGCGACGCTCTTCTTATGAATATACGCGGTCGCGGATTGAATCATGTCGCAGTTTACATCGACGATCAGCTAGTGTTGCACCACATTCGCGGCAGACTAAGTAGCCGTGACCTGTACGGTAGTTGGCTACAGAAATGCACCGGACGCAGGTTACGCCACTACGATTCAGAGAAGTTGGTGCGCCGGTAATGCTACGAACAATTCGCATTTATGGTCGTCTGGCTAAGTTTCTGAAGCGTCGTGTATTCAGTGCTGACGTTTCTAGCGCTGCCGAAGCCGTGCGATTCCTGCTCACCAACTTCCCACACCTAGAGCCAGAACTAGCCAAAGGTCATTACCGTGTGTGCGTCGGAGATTACGCCTTGGATAAGGAAGAACTGCAGCATCCCTCAGGCTTGCAAGAGATCAAAATCATCCCCACATTGACAGGCGCCGGTGGTGTCGCTCGAATCCTCGCAGGCGTAGCCCTGATTGTCGCCTCTGTTTTTATTTCTCCTGGCGCTTTAGTGTTCGGCACTGCCTTAAAAGGTTTGGTGTTTGGCTTAGGTACTAGCCTCACCTTAGGCGGTGTAGCCCAGCTGCTAACACCCGTACCAGTCATACCTAGCGGCGTCGATAGTCCCAACGATCCCCGTAGATCCTACAGCTTCAGTGGGATCCAAAACACTAGCCGCGAAGGAACTCCTGTACCTATAGTGTATGGTGAAATGCTTGTCGGCTCTGTCGTAATCTCGGCCGGCATCGACACTGTGCAGGTGCTCGGATGATCCACATCGCTGGTGCTGGCGGCCTCGGCTGCTTCTTAGGCCACACTTTGGTACGCACCCCAGACGGAATGCGCACCATCGAGTCGCTGCAGCCCGGCGACGAGGTGCTGAGTTTCGACGATCGCGGCGAATTGCATACGGCTAAGGTACTAAAACTACACGTTCACACCGACCAGCCTGTAACCCGGTATCAGGTATGGGGCGGGGTTACCCTAGATGCTACCCCAAACCATTGGGTACTAAACCAGTACAACGCATTCGTCGAAATTGGTACACTTGGGCCTGACGATTGCGTAGTTGACGAAAACGGGCACCTGCGCCCGATAGTCGATCGCACACCCTTAGAGCGTGGTACGGTCTACAACCTCACCGTACAGGGTCACCACACGTTCATCGCTGGCGGCATCCGCGTCCACAACGCCGGCCTTGGCCGTGGTCCGATCGCAGGCGCAGGCGGCGGCGGTAAAGGCGGCGGAGGCGGATACACCCCCAGCGAAGCCGCTGATAGCCTCGATTCCGCACAATATGCCACCGTACTCGATTTACTCAGCGAGGGCGAAATAGAAGGTCTAAAAAGCGTAGAAGACCCATCCGCAGAAGATTACCTGTCCTTCGGGTCCGTATATCTGAACAACACACCATTACAAAACAAAGACGCTAGCTACAACTTTAACAATGTCACGATTGCTGATTTCAGTAGAGGTAACCCACTGAGCGTACCGGCGTTAGATAAATCCGCACTTAATAACATCGAAAACGAAGTACCTGTAGGAGTAGAGGTTACAAAGCTGACTCCAGTCGTGCGAACTGTGACAAACGGCGTAGTTAATGCTGTGCGCGTCACCATCACAATTCCTTCCTTACAACGCTTTACCGATAAAGGTGATATTGTAGGAACCAGCGTCAGACTACAGATTGCCGTACAAGCTAACGGCGGTGGTTATGTTACACGGATAGACGACACGATCACAGGCCGAAGTGGTGACCAATACCAGCGAGACTATATTGTAGATATAAATACGGCGGCTGTCCCAAACGCTTTCCCTATTGACATTAAAGTTACGCGCATAACAGACGACAGTACAAGCGCTAAGCTAACGGATGCGTTCACATGGACATCCTACACTGAAATAACCTACGCTAAGTTGCGTTACACTAACAGTGCATACATTCAACTGCGCGTAGACGCTGCGCAGTTTAATTCGATACCAAGCCGTAGTTATTTGCTTCGCGGGATCAAAGTGAAGATACCAACAAACGCGAGTCCGGTCTACAACGCCGCTTACGGGAACACAGGCCGCTTACAGTACGCAGGCGTGTGGAACGGTACGTTCGGCGCAGCGCAATGGACAAGAGATCCCGCCTGGATCTTATGGGATCTACTTACATCTACCCGTTACGGCTTTGGAGAGCACATACTAACAGACCAAGAAAAGCAATCATTTACAGGCAATGCTTCGCGCTTAGACAAGTGGGCATTCTACGCCGCATCTATCTACTGCAACGAATTAGTTCCAGACGGCTTCGGCGGGACTGAGCAACGTTTTGCGTGCAACGTAAACATACAAACACAAGAAGACGCTTACAAGCTAATTAACGATCTGTGTTCTGTATTCCGAGCCATGGCGTACTGGAGCACAGGCGCCGTCACACTCAACCAAGATAAGCCTGCAGATCCCGCTTACCTATTCACACTCGCCAATGTGTCCGAAGACGGCTTTAGTTACCAAAACAGTAGCCGTAAAACACGGCCCACTGTAGTTGTAGTTAGCTACCTAGACATCCCTTCACGTAATACAGCATACGAAGTCGTAGAAGACCAAGAAGCAATCGCTAAGTACGGCGCTGTGACGACAGAGATCGCAGCGTTTGCTTGCACATCCCGAGGGCAGGCCCGTCGCTTAGGAGAATGGCTGCTATACGCCGAAAACTACGAAAATGAAGTAGTGGCGTTCACCGCCTCCATCGACGCCGGAGTCGTGGTGCGTCCTGGTCAAGTCATCGCCATTGCCGACCCCGTGAAAGCCGGACAACGCCGCGGCGGGCGCATCACAGCAGCCACGGCCACTGCCATCACAGTGGATAGTACCGCAGGAATAGGCAGCGGCACACAGCGCACATTATCGGTCGTAATGCCCGACGGGACCGTACAAACACGCAGCATAGCAAGTATCGCAGGTAACGTAATAACGGTAAGCTCAAGTTTCACAACAGCTCCCAACGTAAATAGCGTCTGGATATACGAAAGTGCCGACATAAGAACAACGACCTGGCGCGTACTTACCGTCACAGAACAGGAAGGTGCGCAATACGGAGTGACAGCTATTGCCTACGACGCAGACAAGTACGCCTACATCGAACGCGGCGTAGCGCTCCAGGGGCGTGACGTAACTAACCTAAACGAGCAACCTACGCCGCCCACAAACCTAGCGCTAAGTGAAGCCTTATACGAATACCAAGGACAGATACGGGTTAAAGTGTTGGCAAGCTGGAAACCTGTACTGGGCATAAGTCAGTATCAAGTGCGTTGGCGTAAGGATCAGAATAACTGGACAGTGGTAACAGTTGACGGTCCCGATTTTCAAGTATTGGATACTACGCCTGGTGTATTTGACTTCCAGGTTTATTCAATTAGCCCGGCGCTGAAATTCTCGGCGGACGCCTTGACCGGCAGTGTCTCCGTCGTCGGTAAAATCGCGCCTCCAAGCGATGTTGTAAACCTGAACTTCACCGCTGATAAGGATCTTGGTGTACTTCTGACCTGGGACGCTATACCCGATATTGATCTAGCTCAGTACGAAATCCGCCGAGGCGAATCTTGGGGCACCGCCACTTTAATTACACAAATAAAAGCAACCACGTACAAGCTAGGCTACTTCGATAACGGTACATACACTTACCTAGTAAAAGCGCTAGATACTTCTGGCATCTACAGCGCCAACCCTGCAACTGTAGCCATCACGATCGCTGACCCTAACACCACCACAATAAGCAGCGTAGTTGACGGAACTAGCCTCATCCTAACATGGACGCAGCCCGCCATTACGACGTACGCTATTTCATATTACCTGATCGCCTACGGTAATAGTTACGCAACTAGCACCGAAATCACAAAAGCGCAAGGAACTAGCTTTACGCTACCTATAACGTGGGCGGGATCGCGTACCTTCTACGTCGTGCCTGTCGATCTTGTTGGCAGATTCGCGGATCCTCCAAGCAGCCTCACCGTCACTGTTAGTGCGCCGCCTGCTGTAGCAATAACAGCTCTGATCGAAGGCACGACAGCCACGCTGTCTTGGACCGCCGTACAAGGCTCTTTACCGACATCGAGCTATGAGATTCGGCGTGGATCTACGTTCTCGTCAGCCACAACGCTAGCTAATGTCACAGCTACAAGTTACCGTACCACGGCAGACTGGAGCGGTGCCCAGACATTCTGGGTCGTAGCAAAAGACACGAATAACAACTACGGCACTGAAGCATCAACCATACTAACCATCGACGTAGCAGCAGCAACCGCACTTTCGTCCACCTTCGCCGGGCAGCATGTCGTATTCTCCTGGCCAGCCGTAAAGGGTACTCTCGACACAAGCCTCTATCTACTCAAGCGCGGAACATTATGGGGCTCCGCTGCCGTAGTCGCCTCCATAAAAGCTACCGCTTACACGCTGCGCGTCGATTGGTCCGGCTCGCAAAAGTTCTGGATCGCTGCTGTAGACGTAAATGGAAACGAAGGGGCGGCCTCCGACCTGGACGTATCGGTAGTGCCTCCATCCGTTCCAGCGCTGTCGCAGCAGGTTGTAGACAACAATGTCTTACTCCGCTGGAACGATTGCACTCAAACCCTACCGATCGCTAGCTACGAACTAAGGCGTGGCAGCTCTTGGGCGTCGGCGACAGTTATAGGCACTAAGCTGGGAGGCTTTACTACGGTATTCGAGACATCCGCAGGAACCTACACCTATTGGCTGGCTGGTATCGATTCGGCGGGAAATTACGGTGCCCCTGGTTCAGTTACAGCGATCGTAAGCCAGCCGCCGGACTACGTGCTGCAGGTCAACCAAAACAGCACGTGGAACGGCACAGCGTCCAATATCTATATCGACGCCTCAGGGCTGCCTCTAGTCAACGTAGACACTGGAGAGACTTGGGAATCCCATTTCACAAGCCGCAGCTACACGACCCCGCAAGATCAAATAACCGCCGGCTACTCTTACTACCTTATGCCGTCAACTACGACAGCGTTTTATGAAGAGGAAATCGACTACGGCACAGTGTTAGCCGGGACAAAAGTGAGTGCCGCTCTAACTAGCACCGCCGTAGTCGGGTCTACAACAATAACGCCCGCAATACGAGTAAGAGGTACTACCACAACCGCCGCTACCTACTCTCAAACCACCACAACAATTACTGTTACATCCAACGCGCACGGACTGGCAGCGGACGACTACGTTTACTTAGACTTCACAAGTGGCACTGCCGCAGACGGCACTTATGTCGTTGTAACAGCAGCGACAAACACATTCACCGTAACGTCTTCGACGAGTGCTACAACAAGCGGCAATGTCAGTTGGGTAAAATGGACCACCTACTCGGGGGTGTCAGAAGTATTCGCTACACAATTTCGCTACATCAGAGTACGCTATGACTTCTCCTCCAGTGGTAATAATGACATCCTGCAGCTGCTCGCACTCAACACACGCATAGACGCAAAAATACGCAACGATGCCGGTACAGACACCGCCAATAGCGGGGATACCGGAGGAACTACCGTAACATTCAATGTGGCATTTATGGATGTGCAAAGTATCACAGTCACACCGCTGGCGACCAGTGGAGTTGTTGCGGTCTATGATTTTGTTGATAGCCCAAACCCCACGACCTTCAAGGTGCTTCTCTTCGACACTTCGGGAACGCGGGTTAGCGGTAGTTTTAGCTGGAACGCTAGAGGAGTCTAATGGCAAACTGGTCAAATCCGCTCTTAACGAGCACCTACACAGACTTCTTGAATGAGCTGAAGAATAGGGACACGGACCTAGCGCTGCAGTTCGACGGCGTGACCGCCTCGAACCTTCCTACCGGAGCGATCCGCTGGAGCAGCTCAATCAACCGTTGGCAGAAGTGGAGCGGCAGCACCTGGAGCGAGCTGACCACGACCTATGCGCTGACCGGCCTTAGTACCACTGGTAACGCCAGTATTGGCGGCACCTTGAGTGTGACGGGAGCAACTGCCCTAGCCACAGCCACCGCAACGACACCTGCCACAGGTGACAACAGTGTGGCGATAGCCACGACTGCTTGGGTCCGCAACCAGTCCTACGCTGGCTTGGCTAGTCCCACACTGACCGGCACCCCGACAGCACCCACCGCGGCTCCAGGCACCAACACCACGCAACTGGCAACCACAGCCTACGTCCGGGCACAGATTATCCTCGACGCATTGCCGCTAAGCGGCGGCACATTAACAGGCGACGTAACCCTATATGGCGATCCTACCGCAGAATTACATCCCGTAACTCGTCGATGGGCAGAATCTCGCACCCCCAAACAAAGCTGTCGAGTAGCCACCACTACCGCACTCACAGTAACAGCAACAACAACAACGCTCACAAACGCCGATACGCTAGCCGCCCTAAGTATCGACACACTCTCCTTATCGCTGGACGATCGCGTACTTGTAAAGGATCAGGCAAGCGCCGCGCAGAACGGCATCTACACCGTTACCACAGTCGGTTCTGGCGCAACTGCTTGGGTACTGACGCGAGCATCAGACGCGGACACCTGGAACGATCTTGTGGCCGCTACCGTGGCCATCGAACAAGGTGCTGTAAACGACGACACCACATGGGTATGTCGAATAGCACGCGGAGGCACCTTAGGCACAACCGCCATCGCATGGCAGCTGCAAAGCAACGCACAAGTCGCCGCTCTCGGCTTACTAAGCACTAACGGCTTATTTACCCGCACAGCTTCCGGCACAGTCGTAGCACGCTCTTTAGCTGTATCTGGTGTAGGGCTAACCGTAAGCAACGCAGACGGCGTAGCAGGCAACCCTACTGTAACGAGTACAGCTACAAGCGCTAACACGCCTAGCACCCCTATTGCAAGGGACTCCCTAGGCTCCTTTTCTACAACTGCATTCGCCTATTCAGGTAACCCAACCAGTACATCAACCGGCGCCCTACAGATCCCGGCAGGCACTACGGGGCAACGGCCCACCGCAGCTATCGGTCAAGTGCGCTACAACAGTACGCTTGCACAGTTCGAGGGCTACAACGGCAGTGCTTGGGGCAACTTAGGCGGCAACGCACCCTCTGGCACATTTAACGCTATAATCAACGGCAATATGGCGATAGACCAACGCAACAACGGCGCTGTGCATACAATCATCGCCGGTGCCGAGTACGCCTACACCCTGGATCGCTGGTACGCCTTTTGCTCAGGTGCCAACGTAACAGCGGAACGCTACTTGCTGCCTACATCAGACAGATACGCATACCGTGTAATCCCAATCGGAGGGTCTGTATCAGCAGTAGGGTTCGGACAGCGCATCGAAAGGCTTAATATGTATCAAATGCAGGGCGGGGCAGCGGCGCTGAGTGTGGACCTAGCGAATACATACCTTTCAACTGTAACATGGACATTATACGCGGCTAACTCTAACGACGCCTTCGGTACGCGCAGCAGCCCGACTAGACTGTCGCTACAAACAGGAACATTCACAGTAACCAGTACACTTACTCGCTATACTGCAGTAATAAGTAGTATTCCATACAGTAGCGGCTTAGAACTCGTATTCACCGTCGGAGCGCAAACGTCAGGAACTTGGACAATAGCCAATGTGCAACTAGAGAGCGGCAATACCGCTACGGCATTCCAACAAAGAGGCATTCAGCAAGAACTAGCGATGTGCCAGCGGTACTATCGCCACGGTTTCGCTAATGGCGCCACGTTGTACCCTCCCGTGACATTTGCAACAAACCAACGGCGGTTATTTGTGCCGTTCGGCACGCCTATGCGCGTCGCTCCAACGATAACAGCCCTAGGCATTTCAGATGTAACAACACCAACAGCGCTCGGCTACACTCATGGCGTTGTGTTTGCCGGCGCAATCGACGGTAACCAAGATATAGAATGCCAAGTCCAAAACGCTAACGCATCCGCTGAGCTGTAAATCATGTCGTACCAACTCACCCAAACCGGCGCCGTGGTTCGCACCAGTGATGGAGCGTTCATCCCGCCCGATCCCGGCAACGCCGACTACCAGCAGTTCCTCGCCTGGCTCGAAGCTGGCAACACTCCCGATCCAGCGCCGGAACCCGAGCCTGCCTCTGCGCTTACGGCAGCCGAGAAGCTGGCAGCCGCCGGCATCACGGTGGACGAGCTTCGAGCGCTTCTCGGGCTTCCCTGAGCCGCGCCGCTCGATACCGACGAGACTGCTCCGAGCGGCGACTAAGCTGCTGTAATGCAACTCTTTCCCCCATGCAGGACCAAGTTTCTCACGCGGAGATTTACAGAGAATTAGGCGCTCTGCAAGGCAAGATGGACTCCCTAATCTTGCAAATTACGCGATCCGAGAGAGACCAAGGTACTATATTCGACCGACTCGGTAAGTTGGAGAATCGAATGGCACAAGTTGTGATTGTCGCAGTGGTGGCGGGCCTTGTAATGCCTATCGTGGCAGGGCGTATCTTCGGGCCGCCTAGTCATTCGGCGCCAGCCCATGCAGGGCGGACTCGGTAGGATCAAAGCACGCCGCAACCCCTACCGTGCCCGACAACCTCCCAGAAATCGTGTCCCTGGCCATGGCAGCCCATGCGCTCGCCGTAATCATCGTCAACATGACGCCGACGCCTAAGGACAACGAAGCGTTGGATAACGCCGCTCGACTCGGCGTTAAGCTCTACAAGCTGATTGAAATTGCAGCCGGAATCGTTACTCCACTTGCCAAACGCTGAGTCATGGCGGATCCAATCGAACTGCTCAATGCCGTCCAAGCACACAAGAACCTCAGCCATCAGATCGCCGCATGGCGGCAGCTGCAGCTACGGCTCAGCGCCAATGACCCGGCCGCGCTGAAAGAGTTCGCGGAACTGTTCCGTGCTGCGCCTGCAGCCAAGCCGGAGTCGTCGCCATCGCCCGGCATCGACTGGCTAACCCCGTGCCTGCGGCTGGTGAAGGAGTTCGAGGGCTGCCGGTTGGAGGCGTACCCAGACCCTGGCACCGGTGGCGAGCCGTGGACCATCGGATGGGGCTCGACCGGCGCATCCATCGGCCCCGGCACCGTCTGGAGCCAGCAGCAGGCCGACTCCGCACTGCTGGCCGATCTGCGCCGGTTCCACCGCGCCATGGTCGAGCTGCTGCCGATGGCGGCAGGCTGGAACGCCCATCGCCAGGCAGCGATCGTATCGTTCACCTACAACGTCGGCATCAGCGCATTGCAGGGCTCAACCCTGCGCAAGCGACTGCTCAGTGGCCAGGATCCGGCGACGGTGGTGCAGGAAGAGCTGCCGCGATGGAACAAAGGCGGCGCCGGTGTCATGGCGGGCCTGGTGCGGCGACGCGCTGCAGAAGTGGCACTGTTCATCGGCACACCAGCAGCTAATTCGATATTGCTCAAGGTGCCGTATGAGTTCCAAAACGACAACGCTTCGGGCACCGGCTACCGCGAATGTTTCTCCAGCAGCTGCGCAATGGTTGCGCGATTCTACGGCAAAGTTCGCAACGACGACGCCTACAACGCCATCCGCGGACGGTTTGGCGACAGCACCAGCAGCAGCGCACAGCTGCGGGCGCTCGGTAGCCTCGGCCTACAGGCGCAGTTCAGGCAGAACGGCAGCGCTGAGACGCTGGAGCGGATCCTGAGGGAGGGCCGGCCGGTGCCCGTCGGTTGGCTCCACAAAGGTCCGGTCGATCGCCCGACTGGCGGTGGCCACTGGTCCGTGGTGATCGGCTGCGATGCTCTGTCGTTCATCCACAACGACCCGAACGGCGAGGCGGATCTCGTCAACGGCGGCTACATCGCCACCAACGGCACCGCCGGCCGCGGCGTGCGCTACAGCCGGCAGAACTGGCTAAGGCGATGGGAGGCTGACGGCCGCGGCTCCGGCTGGTTCCTGGACATTCGCAGCTGAAGGCGGCGGCTCGCGGCGCCCTAGCCTTTACTCGCCTCCACCGTTTGCGCCTGATGGTATCGGCCTGTCTGCGCATAACTGCGCTCGGGCCGAGATCGCAGCGGACTGAGCTTCAGCTGGCCGATCTTCATATCAGGCCAAATCGGAATCGAATGTAGCTGGCGACTATTCTGCAGCTCCAAGGTAATTACGCCGCAAAACCCCGGATCCAAGTACCCAGCCAGCATGTGCTGAATGCCTTCGCGTGCGCGGCTAGATTTCAGCACGAATTGTGCATCCAGATGCTCGGGGATCTGCACAAATTCCAGCGTTGGCAGTAGTACGAACTCGCCGGGTGCCAGCAGATAAGGAGCATTTTCGCTGTGATCGCCGAACGGATACGGCACCATCTCAGGACTCTCAGCCGATTCAATAAGCATCGAAGCCCCAAGGCGTACATCCAGGCTAGCCGGATTGATCAACGATGGTTCGTAAGGCGTCACTAAGCCATGCTCACAGAGAGTACGAATCTCGTGGTCAGGAATGTTCATGTAGTCGTAGCGAAGTAGGGCTGACTTGGCACGTTCGGCATTAGCCGATCCCAGTGGGGCGGTTCTCGGTGTCCCATGGCCAACTCTACCAGCCTCTCCGCCTAGGCAGCGATGGTTTACACTCTACATACGCACCATCGGAGTGCTGTACTCAACCGACTCTAAGCGCTATGAGACAGTACATCCTAGAAATTGAATACACGGTCGTCGTAGACAGCGAGGAGACAGACGCAGAGACGGTAAGCAGTAATTTTGTAGCACGGCTAGGAGAACTAGCACCCACCGATTCGCACATATTGTCAATGTCTGTTACCGTCCTTCCCATCCCTGAGTTGCGTGAAGCATCAAATTGACGGCACATCGCTTGTCCCTAAGCGCTCCGCAAAGCAACAGTTCAGACAGCGCATATTCGACGCTTGGGCACACACTTGCGCCTATTGCGGCAAACCGGCAGACACCCTAGACCACGTAAAACCTAGACACAAAGGCGGCAACACCGTAGTAAATAATCTCGTTCCAGCGTGCCGCGAATGTAACCGCAGTAAGGGCAGTAACGATTGGCGATCCTGGTTTTCTGAGCAAGCTACATGGTCTGCCGCAAGGGAGGCACACATACAAACCTGGCTAAACTCCTAATCAGTCTTACGTCGCAGCTGCTTGTTAGGCCAAAATATCACACAATCTTGAGCGTGCGTACCTCCACTGCGCTTTCCCTCTGGGAAACCTAAGTCACAAGCGCCTTGCATAAAATGCCAATGCACACACTGCTGACATCTAGGCTTCCCATTAGTCGCTACCATAACATCTTCGTACAGCTGCTCGGCTTCAACTAGAGCCGCTTCTAGCTTCATTTCCTGCAAAGGAAACTCAAGCGTACCTTGCTTTGTCTTTAATCGCAGTAGCCACCCCTCATTCTGAGGAATCAGTACCATCTTTCCCGAGTGGTATCTTAGCGACGGCACGAAGTAGCTCCTCTAAGGATCCATCGTTCTCAATATAGCGTGTGAAATGCGGCCAAGACTCTAAGCCCCCCTCTGAGACATGCGTCGCTCCATCACACGCTCCGGCGCTGGTACGCACCACCTTCCACACTTCTCCGCCCAGCGAACGCACCAGCTCAGCCTCATTAGCAAAACGCACATCGTCGACAACAAATCTATCGCGGCGCTCTACGGTGACTTTGTGCTGTATTTTAATTTGCCAAACGCGCAACCACAAGTCTGACGATATGCACGTTCTGCCCCACTCTGTTCCTAAGGTTTGCAACAAGTAGCGAGGAGTCACCCCCAAGGCTGGCAACACCGTTTCCTTGTCCACGTACGCAAGTTTTGCCGCCTGCGCTTTTGTGTAACCCATGTCGGTAAGCATAGCTATCAGCATTCCCTTTAACGTCGCCGCAAAAGAAACACGCTCATATCCACGATTCGTTAACGCACGACTTACAGTCGTCTTCCCGCTTTGCGGCACAGTCGAATACAGTCCTATGATGTGCATCATACCAACCTCATAGCGTGCAGGCGCTCGCGCATCTTCATGTGAGCGTGTTTAAGCCGCTGCCTTACACGCTCTCTACTTACTCCTTCCTCTGCTGCTATGGCATACATAGACATAGGCTCTGCGCCTGTCAGTCCGTACCTACGCTGCACAAGCTGCAGTTCTGTAGGAGTAAGGCACTCGATCGCGGCCTTGTATAACACAGCCTTCTCGTTACTTTCGATTCCATCCTGATGCGCCTCTAAGGCCGCTTCGTCAGGCATACGCTCAAGCGCAGAACTGCCGTTGTCCATAACCAAAGCATCTAAGCTAAAGTGGTTCATATTGCACTTAAGTAGCAGCTGCATATCTTCCGCATCTGTCTCTACTTCTGCTGCCATTTGCGCTAATGTAGGCATTTTTCCTTCTTGCTGCATGTGCGTTCTTTGGTAACGCACAGCCTTATAGACTTTATTTAATTGGTAGATAGGTACACGCACCAGGCGCTCTTTACTGTCGATAGCGCGGCTGATCGCTTGCTTTATCCACCAATAGGCGTAGGTTGAAAACTTGTAACCTCTACTGCTGTCAAACAGCTCAACGGCACGCACCAAACCTAATCCGCCTTCCTGTATAAGATCCATAAGCTCCATACCGCTACCTGTAAGCCGGCGCGTGTACTGCTTAGCTACATTCACGACCAACCGCAAATTGCAGTTAATCAACTTACGCTTGGCTCGCTCTGCCAGCCTAAGCACGCGCTTTTCGTACGCAGTCAGTTCCGTTTTACCGCTTAGGGCGGCGCCTGCTTCTATCTGACGCGCCAGCTGTATCTCTTGCGTAACAGTAAGTAGAGGATACCTACCTACTTCGTTAAAGTAGTCGCGCAGTGAATCAGGCATAAAGGGAATGGGAGCAGGGTGGTACGGTAGCACAAGTAGGCGGTAGGACGCTAGGCGGCTTTGCCTCTCGGGAGCGTAGAAACAGCGTCAACACGATCAAGCCACGCACCTAAGCGGTGGTACATACGCGATCCCTTAGGTGCCATGATAAGTCGTACTAAGTCAGCTTGTGTACGCACAAATACCGTGATCTTACCGAAGTAAGCTAGGAAGTAGAGGCCCTGGCGGTCATGGCGTACTTCGACGTAGAAGTTCGCAGTAATGCGGAAGTTTTCCAACTGCATGGTTTAGTCGCGGGTAACGGATTGGTGGGGCAGGGGCTCAGTTCGGCGGCGATGGCGAGGATATCGGCGCGGATCTGCTCGCATTGGGTGATACAGCAGTCGTCGCCGCATGGGTCTTCCGGCGCCACCTGATCCGCGACGGCGCGAAAGGCAGCGGCGAGGGCGTCGCCGTAGTCCTCGAACACGCCGACCCGTTCGGCTACGCCGTTGAAGGCCGCCCAGATGGCATCGGCGGAGGGGGAAAGGGGCTTGAGCATGGTTAGATCATCATCCTTGCTTGGTCTGCAGCGCCTCTAGGGCACGTCGCAGATGGTTGTTTGACTCCTCGATCGATGGACCCCAGCCTTCTGCGCGGCGGCCGGTGAGCATGTTTAATGCGGTCTCGATCTGCTTGCGCAATCTGAAGGCTTCCGAGACGGCAAACTTTTGGCGCTGTTCAGCCTTGACGGCTGCGATGTCGTCGGCGCTGGGGATCGTGACCCACTTACGGTGCCACTGATCTCCCCCGTACTCGCCGCCATCGGACCGCATGAAACGCATATTGGCGACGGTGATCTGAGTCTTTGTCACCTTGGCAACGTGCGCCAGGGTTCGGCCCCTGCTGCTGTTGATGATCACCGTGTCGCCCACGGCGATGTTGGCGAAGTCTCGATGACTCACGGCTCCACCCCCAGCTCCTCAGCCTCGGGCCACGGATGACCCATCAGCCGCTGGCAGGCGGCCAGCTCGCGCCAGTACCGGCGGCGGATTGACTGAGCAGCGCAGGCCAGGCCGAACGCGATGCGCTGACTGGCGGTGGCATCATCGAACCTGGCCGGCGGATCTCCTGCCAGTTCATCGGCCTGGCGTTCCAGCTCTGCCGCCTCGGCACCCAACAAGTGGGCGCGGGCGGTCATGCTGCGGCAAATGGCGGCGCGGAGTGAGTGGTCAATCATCGGGGAGAAGCTCCAAAGCGCGGCGGATGGTTTCGGCACGATCGCCGACAGTGTTGAAGTCGCCCTCAATGGCATCCAGCGCCTTGAGTGCCTGCTGCTTCAGGCTCGGCGGCTTGGGGCGGCGGGCGGCGCGGAGACAATCAAGCGTGGTGGGATGGTGCCCTTTGCTATCTAAATGGCGGATGCACGCCTCCAGCTCTGCATCAGCGCCAGCGGCGTAGGCCAAGCGAGCAACGATGCCGGCAATGTCACCGGGTTGGCCGCCTGGCCACTGCCGGCGCGCCTCGGCTAACCACTCGCCGAACTGTTCCGCCGATGGCTGCATCGGATGTATCGGCTGCTCAGTCATTCCCCCACCTCCTGCTGCTGCTGCTGCTGGCGCTGCACATGCTGCAGCAAGTATTGCCCCCAGCCCACATGCGTGGCCAATGCGTGCTGACCTGGTGGGGAATGCGGGTAGCTCTGGCGCCACCACGATTGAAATAATAGGGTGAGTTCGGTTTCATTCATTGCATGGCCTCCTGAATAGGTTGAACTGGCGGCAGCGTACCGGTCGTTACCAACTGACGAAACGCAGCAGATTGCGCGTCTTTAGTGGCGGCGTCCCTGACGGCATCGGCGGCGGACCAAACGACGACATCGGCGACGCCAAAGGCGGCGTCCCTAACAGCGACCATGACGGCGGCACGGGCGGCGGAATAGGCGGCGGCTTCGGCGGCGTCCGAGGCGGCTTCGGCG